CCCTAAAGATTCGTCTATCGGGCTAGGTTCTAAGTAATATGGAGTTCCAGGCATGGGTGGCCGTAATAGTAGGCGTTATGGCCATTCTGTCTGGGCTTTACGCGGCAGTCCGTTTTATCGTTAAAGCTATGCTTCACGAAATAGGGCCGCAGGCTAACGGAGAAAGTTTAAAATCTCAGGTTAACCGGCTAGAAGCCCGACTAGACCACATTTACACGATACTTCTAGAGCGATAATCGTTATAAAACCGTTACCTATAAATCCCGTTTTAGTCGTAGCTAGGGCGTATTCTTTTCTCATCTAGAGGGCCTCCTCTAGATTACGAAAGGGCCTAAAATGTCTAGAATGGCAGATTTACACATAGAAATAGCAGAGTATTTAGCGAGTAAATCCCCGGAGTTTTCTAAAGCCTGGGAATGCGGTTGCGTAGACTGCGAAGTGATCACAATTAAAAAGATAGACGAAGAATATAAGAAACAGAGCGCAGGATTTAAAGCTCTAGCCGGGGTCGGGTTATGACCGCCTTTATCGCGGAGCTTCCGCTCTGGGTTTATATTCTGGTTATCTTTTCCTTTCTCTATAGCGTCGCCGCTCTCGGTTATTTAATCGGAGTCGAAGTAGGCCAGGAACGCGGGTTTCGCCTGGGCTACGCCCGAGGAAAGCTAGTCGGTACGCAGGAAGCGAACTATTACTTTAACTCCGGTAACTGGCCTCCTACGGACGGAATCGTTAATGACTAGGCGAGAAGTAGGCGATAACGCGATTATCTCCAACCTGTCTAAGACCTCAGTTCGAGCCGCTATTAAGGCTTATCCGAGGTCTGGGTCTATCCGTTTAAAGGTTTATCACTTTATTATTCGACGCGGCCTCGACGGCGCGACCGACCAGGAAATAGCGATAACCCTACAGATTTCAGAAAATACCGTCCGACCTACTCGAAAGACTTTAGAAATAGACGGCTTCGTTCGGGACTCCGGACTTACTAGAAAGAACCGAAACGGTAACGAATGCATAATCTGGAGAGCCTTAGACGAAGGAATGATTTTATGAGCAATTTCTCAATAGACCCTAGTTACCAGGAAGTCGCAGAGCGTATGAAGTTAGCTCGCGAACTCTGGCCTAACTGTATTTTCAGAGCGGCTAATCCGGAAAAGCCTTTCCATGTAGTAGAGGTTCAGGGTACAACTTACATTATTTATACGGCGGCTCTTTACCGAGACGCTTCGGACGAAAAGCCGGCTATCGGTACTGCCTGGGAAGAAGTACCCGGACGGACGCCTTATACGAAAGGTTCCGAGCTGATGAATGCGGAGACCTCCGCCTGGGGTAGAGCCTGCGTAGCGGCCGGAATCCCTGCTAAGAAAATCGCGAGCTTCGAAGAGGTACGAAACCGACAGAGTTCTCCCGAGATCACTCGCGAAAGCGCGAAGGATATAAATACCTCGGAGCTAGACGCCTGGAATACCGGGTCGGTCGTAAAAGTTATCGACGCCTGGAACTGTATACACGGGCCTAGAATCGTTCGCGAAGGCGAAAAAAACGGTCGCGCTTATTACGGTATGTCCTGCTCTAAGACTCTTAACTCAGGCGCGCAGTGCGAGACGAATTGGTTCGTTCTAAACGCCTCCGGTAAATGGGTTCCTAAGTTAGCTTCGGTCGAATAATGGGCGAAATGGAACTTATCAACCTCGATACGAAAACTAAAACGATTATCTATAACGGCGAAATAACTCGAATTCCAGTCGAATACTGCGATAACTGCTCTAGCTGGCAGAACGCGGTCTACGGATCATTTCAGAGAGGGTTAGGCGGGGAAAAACTCATGTGGTTCTGCTCCGGATGTAAATGACCGAACCCGATATTTTCGCCGAACCTACGCTATTCGGCTCAGACGAAGATTACTTAGCGGATTTATTCGACCGATTTATCATGCCTCCCTACTCCGTTCTCGATAGAAAACAGGGTAATTGGATGCGCCGTAAAAGGCAGTGGCTTTCCTTAGGGATTAAATCCGAACTCGGAAGAGACTCTAATCTTATCTGGGCTCCGGTAGGCGATAACCCTTCCGACATGGTTCAGCGCATGCGCGGAGTCGTCGAGGGGACTAGCGTCTTCGACCCCGTTCTAGTCGAATGCGCGGTTCGCTGGTATTCGGCCCCAGGCGGGACGGTACTCGACCCGTTCGCGGGAGGTTCTGTAAGAGGAATCGTTAGCAGTCTTCTAAAGCGTAATTATTTAGGAATCGACTTACGGCGAGAACAGGTCGAAGCTAATAAAGAGCAGACCAGCTTAGGGGATAAAGATTATCCTCCGACCTGGCTCGCCGGCGATTCGGAAAAGGTACTCGATACCTTAGGCGAAACCGAGGTAGATTTAGTCTTCTCCTGTCCGCCTTATTTCGACCTAGAAATCTATTCGGACGACCCCGACGACCTTTCCGCTATGGACTGGTTCGACTTTCGTTCCGCTTATTACGGGATCATCTCTAAAGCCTGCGAAAGATTACGAGACGACCGTTTCGCGGTCTGGGTAGTCGGAGAGGTACGAGATAAGAACGGCTTTATTCGGGGACTTATCCCGGAAACTATCGAAGCCTTTAGGCAGGCGGGGCTTAATTATTATAATAACGGGATAACACTAGACCCTCAGGCGACCGCCGCTCTTAGGGCTAATCGCTTCTTTAGTTCTGGTCGGAAGCTCGTAACCGTACACCAGCACTTCATGGTTTTCGTAAAGGGAGACCCGAAGGCGGCGACTAATTACTGTAAAGCTGGGGAGGAAGAAAATGACCGAGACGAATTCGTCGAATAGCGCGGTTATACGCTGTGCCTGCGGTTCCTGGATAATCGCCGGCCTACCCTGCGCCGTCTGCTATATCTTAGAGACCAGGAAAAAGTGATCGAGTTAGGATTCTGGGGCGGCTTACTCCTCGGAATCTTACTAGGAAGGCTCTTATCCCTATGGTTAGATTAGGTAAAAGTTATCCCCATAAGTTATCCCCAGGCGTCCCCAGGCTGGGGAGACTCGCCCATTACCTCGCTCATTCTCTGTCAATACACAGAGCTAGGGTACGCTCCGACCCGGAACGCTGGGCCGCAAGGTTAGCCCGAAGCGTTATCGGCTCGGTGCTATCGGCCGTTCTGTGCTTTAGCCCTGTAGAGGCCTTAGCAGTGGAGAATGAAGTTATTAAATTCCAGACTTACGCAGGCTCTCTTCTTACGCCTTTAGAGTTCTCTTCTGCTCTTACTCTCTGGACTAAAGAAAGTAATTGGAATCCTAAAGCTAAAAACGGTAGTCATTACGGTATCTGCCAGGGACGCAGTAACTACCTTATAAAAGCTAATTATAAACAACAGATTCGTTGGTGTATCTCCTACGCTATTAACCGGTACGGTTCTATAACTAAAGCTTTAGATCACTGGAAGGTTTATAAATGGCACTAAACCGTAAGAGCATGGGAACTTACCAGTGGAAGCAACAGAGACTGAGAGTTCTCCAGCGTGACGGTTATGTCTGCGCATACTGCGGCAATGAAGCCACAGCAGTAGACCACGTCGTGCCTGCCGTAAAAGGTGGTGATGATAGCCTCGACAATCTTGTGGCCTCATGTAAGCCTTGCAACAGTCGTAAAGGGGCTTCTAGCGTTTTTTTAGGGGACACCTCTACCCCCTCTGCCTTTCCCGACAATCTACGCGTAAAAGACATTCGAGACAGTCCGGACAAATCGGACATCAGTCCAGATGAAACCGTATCGGTCGAAGACCTGGCCGAACCGATACCGATTAGCAAGGGGACTAAAAATAAAAAGCCTCTTATCGGGAAAACCGAGCCTCGAATCAGTAGTCCGGCTTTAAAGGGAAAATCCTACGGCGAAGAATTTGCGGAGTTCTCAGAAAAATGCGGTTATCCCCTCTTGCCCTGGCAGAAATATGTCTCGACCGATTTTTTAACTTACGACGACGACGGAATGTTTATTAGAAAGACGGTCGGGATTCTGGTTAGCCGGCAACAGGGTAAAACTTTTCTCGCGGCTCTTCGTATCCTTTTCGGCCTCTTCGTTTTAGGGGAAATGAATATCGTCGCTATGTCTTCTAACCGTTCCATGGCTCTCGATACCTTTAGACGCTGTGTTTCTATTATCGAGAAGAACGAATTCCTTAGAGACCAGGTTCTCCTAAATAGAGGGACGGTCGGAAAGTTCGGTTCTGGGAACGAATGTATCGAGCTAAAAAACGGAGCGCGCTACGAGATAGTCGCCGCGACCCGCGACGGAGCACGCGGTAAATCTGCGGACTTGTTATTTATCGACGAATTGCGCGAAATCTCGGAAGAGGCTTGGAAAGCCGCTAAACCTACTACCCGCGCGAGAGCTAACTCCCAGACGATTTTAGTAAGTAATGCCGGTGACGCTTTCTCGACCGTTCTAAATGATCTAAGGGATAGAGCTTTGTCGTATCCGGCTAAGTCTTTAGGCTGGTATGAATACTCCGCGCCTCAGCACGCTAAATTAACCGACCGCGACGCCTGGGCCTCTTCTAATCCCGCGCTTGGTTACACGGTCACGGAAGAAGCTATCGAAGAAGCTCTTAGTACCGATACCCCGGAAACTTTTCGCACGGAAACATTGTGCCAGTGGATAAGTTCACTTTCGTCGCCTTGGCCTATCGGCGTTTTCGAAGATTTAGGAGATACCTCGCTAGTTCTAGGCCCCGGCCCCTCTACTTTCTTCGCTTTCGATGTAGCGCAGTCGAGAAGAACCGCTTCTCTCGTTATGGGTCAGATGTCCCCGGACGGAGAAAAGATAGCCGTCCGAATTCTAGATTCCTGGAAGTCTTCGGTCTCTCTCGACGAATTAAAAATAGCGGCGGACATAAAAGGCTGGTGTGATATTTACATGCCCCGGCAGGTCTGCTTCGACCATTACGCCACGGCTACGATAGCTAAACGGTTAGAAATCTCCGGCGTTAAAATGGTAGATGTCTCCGGTCAACAGTTCTACCAGGCCTCTATGGATTTGCTGGACGCCATGGTTTCCGGTCGTCTGGTTCACGACGGTGATCTAAACTTAATCAATCAGATGAACGCCTGTGCCGCTAAAACTAACGAAGCTTCTTGGAGAATTGTTCGTAGACAGAGCGCGGGAGATATTTCGGCTCCGATTTCGCTAGCTATGTTAGTAAATCAGATGAACCTCCCGCCTTCCGTAGCTATGATTTATGCCGGGTGACGCGCCGAAGAGTTTAATGTCGTGTTTGTCTAGTTTGAGACTATTATCCCGCTATGGGAATTTTTTCTGCGTTAAGGCTGGTCAAGGATGAACCCAACACGCTCAAAAATCAGTACGCGCCCGCAATTATGGACGCGCCCTACGGAATGTCTTATTGGAATAATAACGGTTTAGGAATCGGCGATGTAGCCGTAGATATAGTCTCCGCTATGCAGGTTCCGACCGTAGCAAAGTGCAGAAATTTAATATGCGGAGTGATCGGAGGAATTCCTCTTGAACTTTATAAAAAATCTACTGGAGAAGAATTAGGTTCTCCGGTCTGGTTAGAACAACCGGATATTAGACAACCGCGTTCTGTAACTATCGCTTACACGGTTCAATCGTTGCTATTTTCGCAGGTCGCATATTGGGAAGTTACAGAAACATATAAAGATGATGGACGCCCTGCGCGCTTCGCCTGGGTACAGAACGAAAGAGTTACGGTAAAACTTAATCAGTATAATACCGAAGTCGATTATTACATGGTTAATAATGAACGGCGTCCGATGTCAGGCGTAGGAAGTTTAATTACATTCCAGAGCCTCAACCCAGCGGTGCTTACTACCGGAGCGAGAACTATTCGCGCGGCTTTAGATTTAGAACGCGCGGCCTCCGTAGCGGCGGCCACTCCTATCCCTTCCGGATATATAAAAAATAATGGTGCGGATTTACCCGAAGCTCAGGTTCAGGGCTTATTAGCTTCCTGGAAATCTGCGCGACAGAATAGAAGCACGGCTTACTTAACTTCAACTTTAGATTATGCCGTTACTTCGTTTTCTCCTAAAGACATGATGTACGACGACGCAATTCAAACTTTATCAACACAGATTTGCCGCTTAATGAATGTTCCTGCGTACATGGCTAGCAGTGACGCCAATAAATCTATGACTTACCAAAATATCTTAGACGCACGAAAAGAATTCTTCGCATATACGCTCGCGCCTTATGTTTGCGCTATTGAAGACCGGCTTTCTATGAACGATATAACCGCCGCCGGAAATTCTGTCCGTTTCGCCGTCGATGAAACTTTTCTTCGCGTCGACGCGACTACTCGTTTAAATACTATAGAAAAAATGCTTTCGCTCGGTCTAATTACTTTAGATCAAGCGATGGAAATGGAAGACCTATCACCGAATGGAGACCAGAGTTGAAACTTACATTTAGCGCGGCGATAGAAGCGGCGGATAGCGAACGCCGGATTATCTCCGGAAAAATTATGGAATATGGAGCTACTGGCCAAACTTCGGTAGGCCCTGTCGTATTCGAAAAAGGTTCTATCGCGATTCCTGCGGCTAACCGAATTAAATTATTAGCGCAACACGAACCTAATAATCCAATCGGTCGCGCGCAGTCTTTCAGCGCGGACGGCAATTATGTTTTCGGTACTTTTAAAATTTCTAATAGCAGTAAGGGAACCGATTATCTCACGCTAGCGGCGGAAGATTTAGTTTCCGGTCTTTCCGTTGGTGTAGAAGTAATCGCTTCTATTCCTAAAGATAACTATCTTTTAGTTACTGCCGCTAAATTGGTCGAAGTTTCCTTAGTGGAATCTCCGGCCTTCGAAAACGCAACAGTCACTAAAGTTGCTGCTAGCGAAAGCGAAACAGTAGAGGCAGGAAGCTCAACCAGTACGACGACTATAACAACCACCGTAACAACCACCGAAACAGAAAGTGAGGATGTCATGACGACAGCCCCAGAAAATACAGCCCCAGAAACTGCGGCAGAGGCTCCAGTCGTGGACGCCGCACGCCCTACGACCGCAGTTCCTTACAATGCTCTCGATAGTCAGAGAGTGCGCCACGGAATTACTAGCTCAGGCCGTTACTTGCAACACAAGATTCTTGCCGCTCAGGGCAACGACGAATCTAAGTTGTGGATTACTGCCGCAGATGATTTCTCTTCTGCCGGTCTAGGTTTTACTCCTACTCAATATCTTCGCGATATTGTTACAACTTCTAACTTCGGTCGTCCAGCAGTTGACGCCGTAGATAAGCAAGCACTTCCGGCCTCAGGAATGACAATTAACCGTCCAAAATTCACCACTTACCCAACCGCAACAGTTGAAGCGGAAGGCGGAGCGGTAGCTAATACCGACGCCGTTTCCGAATATCTATCGGCTACAGTTTCCAAGTACAGTGGAATGCAAACACTTAGTGTGGAATTGCTAGAACGCTCCGACCCTGGATTCTTCGACGCAATTACACGCCAACTTGAATTGGCATACCTAAAGGTGACAGACGCCGCAGTGATTACGGCTCTAACTTCTTTCGGAACTGCCGGAACTACGAGTGTAACTGCCGACGCCGCAGGAATTATTAGCTTTATTTCTACGGAGTCTCCTCTCTGCTATAGCGGTTCATCTTTCTTCGCTAAGAACTATCTCTGCGGATCATCACAGTGGAGCTTACTTCTCGGAAGCACAGATACCACGGGACGACCAATTTTCACGGCCAACCAACCGATGAATGCGGCGGGAACTTCTTCCGTTAGCTCTATTAAGGGAAATGTCCTTGGACTTGACCTTTATGTAGATAAGAACGCAGTTAGCACGACGATTGATAACTCCGCGTTTATTATCGCTCCAGAAGCCTTTACAGTCTTCGAATCTCCTACCGCTTACATGAGCGTGAATGTTGTTTCAAACCTTCAAGTTCAAGTTGCTATTTATGGCTATATGGCCACAATGGGCAATATTGCAGCCGGTATCCGTCGCTTCAATATCGCGTAACTAAGCCGCTTACAGGGCTAGGAGGCCCTGGCCCTGTAAGCCTTTAGAGTTAGGAAAAATAATGGCAGCGACCTTCGTAACCGAAGCCGAACTAAGGTCAAACCTTGGAATCGGGACGCTTTATTCATCGGCGACCGTTGAAGAAGTCTGCCAGACTGCTCAGGATTTAGTTGACTCTTATCTTTGGTATAACCGCGCTCCGGTAGTTTCTAGTGGGATCACTTCTAATGTCGCCACGCTAGTAGTAGCTTCTCCGGGAATCTTCGTTCTAGGGCAGTCAGTCGCAATCACAGGTTGCGGTTCGCCGTATAACGGAACGCGAACTATCACAGGAACCGGGCCTTATACGGTTACTTCTAATAATTTATTTATGGCTTTTCCTTATAACTATCCTCGCGGTTATTCCTTTTTACAGTTTTCTATAACTGCGGCGGACGAAGCTCAGCATTTAGTTCTTCCTTACGGAGCTATGACAGGCCCGGAACATAAAACTCAGACTTATGCAAATACGCCAGCCGTTCGCGAGGCCGCGATGATGTTGGCCGTTGACATCTGGCAGGCTCGACAGGTTTCGCAGACCGGCGGAGTATCGGTCGACGGATTTACCCCGAACCCTTATCGCATGGGTAATAATTTAATCGGCAAGGTGCGCGGATTGCTTGCGCCTTACGGCTCTCCGAATTCGATGGTGGGATAATGCCTACCGCGCTAACTACTCTTCGCTCTACTATAGCGACGGCTTTATCTAACCCTGGAGTCTGGAGCACATTTAGTTATCCGCCGGCGACTATTCTTGCCAACTCTGTAATTGTCGCACCTGGTGATCCGTACCTTCAACCCTCGAATAATTCTCAGAATACTATTAACCCTCAGGCTTTCTTTAAAATAATTATGACCGTTCCTATGTACGACAATCAGGGCAACTTAGCCGGGATTGAAGATACTATCGTCGCGGTCTTTAATAAACTAGCGAATTCTTCGCTGGTCTTTAATGTTGGTTCCGTATCCGCTCCCTCGGTTTTAAACGCCGAATCGGGTGCCTTACTAACGAGCGATTTACAAATAACCGTTCTAACAACCTGGAGCTAAAATGAGCACAAAAGAAGAAGATTTAGCGTGGCTAATCAAGACCGGTCAGGTCAGCGAAACCCCTAACGCTAAAAAACCGGAACCGGCTACTATCGAAAAAGAGGAAAAATAATGGCAATTTATTTAAATAATAATGTGGGGGTAAAGCTTGCCACGGCGGCCGCGCCCACTATTCCGTCTATCGACATCTCTAGTTATGTCACGGGCGTTACTTTAACACAAATCGTTGACGAACTTGAAGTCACAGCGATGGGTGATACCGCACATAAATTTGCTGCGGGATTGCAGGCCGCTACGCTTACTATAGATTTCTTAAACGACTGGGCTTCATCTCAGACTATGCAAACTCTTAACGCGGCTTTCGGAACTACTTTAGCCGTTTCTATGATTACTAAGAAGGGAACCGCAGTAGGAGCAGACAATCCTTCTTATCAGTTTTCTATCTTGGTAAATAATTTAACGCCAGTAGGTAACGGCGGAGTCGCAGACGAAGCGACTTCTAGCCTTAGCTTCACAGTAAATACCGCAGTAACCGTATCTCCATCCGTCGCGTTCTAAGGAAAAAAAATGGCTAGCCTCAAAATAACTAGGGCCTCCGGGGAGGCTACGATTCACAAGATCACACCAGCGATTGAATACGCTTTTGAACTACAGTTTAAATGCGGAATTCATAAGCAATTTAGAGACCAGGAACGGCAGGGAGACATCTATTGGCTTGCTTGGGAATGCCTTCGTCGCGCAGGGATAACGATTCCGTTATTCGGAGATGAATTTCTTCGCGATTTAGAGGCAGTCGAGGTAATAGACGACGAAGACCCAAAAGGATAGACCGGGAAAGTTTCACCTATCTAGTGGCCTCACTAGCGGTGGAGCTTAGACTTTCTCCGGCGCAGGTCTTAGAAATGGATTCTCGTATGTTTCAGGCAGTTCTACAGGTATTAAAAGACAGAGCGGAAGGAATGAAGCGTGCCCGTAAAAGTCGAAGGCCTTAGAGAAACCCGTCGCGCTTTAGCTAAGTTCGCTCCGGATTTGAAAAAAGAAGTAGATAAGGACGCGCGCGACCGCCTAAAATTTATGGTTAAAGAGGCGCGAGGATTCGCTCCTTCGTCTCTTCCTGCGAATCTTCACGGCTGGCAGGTCGATACGGCCGGAAGAAAAATAACCGCGCAGACCTCCGCTTTCGCGACTCGTACCTTCCCGCTATATCAGGCCGGAGAAGTTAAGTCCGGAATCTCTTACGATACGGGCTTTAGTCGCGCTAATAAATACGGATTCCGTTCCCTATACGAACTGCGTAATAAATCGGCCGCCGGTTCTATTTACGAAACGGCCGGAAGAATTAACCCGGACGGTCTGCCCTGGGTAGGCCCTACGGCTTCTCCTACGAATAGAAAAGTCTCTAAGTCTCGTAACCCTAACGCGGGCCGGCAGTTTATCGACGCTATCGACCAGCAAGACAACCAGCGACAGATTCGCGGTAAGAAGGAAGGTCGCTTAATTTTCCGAACCGTCGAAAACGATAACGGTAAGTTTATTAGCTCAGTGATCGCAGGAATGAAAAAAGTAGAAGCCGTAACTCAGGGACGACTAGACGCGATTAAAGCTTTTGGGGGTGAACGATAATGGCTATAGCGATTAAGTTTTTAACGGAGTTCGACGGTAAAGCCCTAGCTAAAGGCGAAAAAGGTTTAAAGTCTTTCGCAGGCGTAGCGAAGAAAGTCGCCGGAACTTTAGGAGTCGCGCTTTCCGCCGCCGCGCTAGTTAACTATTCTAAGACCGCCGTTAAAGCTTTTGCGGCAGACGAAAAGGCCGCTAAATCTTTAGGCCAGACTTTAAAAAATACGGGAAACTTAGTAGCAGGAAAAGGCGCGAATAGCTTTATCGACCAGCTACAGAGAGCTACAGGCGTGGCAGATGACCAGCTTAGGCCGGCTCTGCAGTCCCTATTGAATAGCACAGGCGATTACGCGACCAGTACGAAAGCTTTAAATTTAGCTTTAGATATAAGTGCCGGAACTACTAAAGATGTAGGCACAGTCTCCGCCGCGCTCGCCAAGGCTTATGCGGGCAATACGACGGCCCTAGCTAAGCTCGGAACCGGTTTATCTAAGGCGACTTTAAAAACCGGAGATATGGCGGCGATTACCGAAACGCTTCAAAGGTTATTCACGGGTCAGGCAGGAATTGCGGCAGAGACTTACGCCGGAAAAATGGAACGCTTACAGATAGCGACTTCGGAAGCTAGCGAGACTATCGGCGGAGCTTTAGCGCAGAGTTTCGTTATCCTGGCAGGTACGGACGAAATCGGAACCGCTACTAAACAAATAGACGACTTAGCCTCTTCTATAGCTAATTTAACAGTCGGTTTAGCGGACTGGTTTGCCGTTAATAATAAAGCTTTCGCTAAATCTATCGCAGATACCTTCGGAGGAGCCGGTGGTGATCTGTCCGCTTTCGGAGATTCTTTCCTCGGTAGAATTATGAAACGCGGTCAGGGAATAAGAGCGGCCGTTCCTCTCGGAACCGCTCCTACTTATAACCAACTCCAAGCACAGAAAAACCTAGATAAAATCGAAAAGGATAGAATCGCGCGCGAAAAAAAATCCGCCGCAGACGCTAAGAGAGCCGCAGACGCTAAAATTAAAGCCGATAAAAAAGCGGCCGCCGATAAGAAAACTTTATCTAAAGGAAACGCTCTTTTCGAGCTAGAGCAGATAGGAATTGCCGCCGCTTTGAAGATGTCGATAGATAAAGACACGCGGCTTCGTTTAGAGCTTCTACAGGCTATCCAGCTAGGAGACGCCGATTTAGTTCTCCAGAAAATGAAAGAGCTAGCAGACTGGCAGAAAAATTCGGATATGGCTAAGTTAGCTAACCTTAAAACGATTTCAGAAGCTCAGCTTTCCGCGATAAATACTAGCCTTCTAACCGAACTAGCCGGGATAGATAAGCTAAAGATTTCCGACGCCGAAAAAGATGTCCTTCGTAACGAATCCTGGAAGCGCTATAACGATGCTATAAAGTACGCCGGAGGATTAGCCGAACTAAGTACCTATTCTCAGAAGCTTCAAGACCAGGAACTTTTAATACAGAGGCTCGCGTCCATTCGTAATATCGCGGAAGCTCAGACCGCCGCCGATAATATAAAGCAGGCCGCGCTAGAAAAGTATCTAGCGACTCTAGCGAGAGTTCCGGGAACTACTATCGCCGGAGAACCTCGTAACCCAGTGATCCCGGCACCAGTTTTACCGGGGCCAGGGGTAGGAGGAAGAGGAGCCAGCGCGGGACAGGGTTCGACCTTCGGAACTAGCGCGCTAGACGATTTTATAACTATGGTCGAAGCCGAAACCGAGCGAGGAATTCGCAGAAGAGCAGGCGTAGGTTCTACTAATTATGTAGCTTTACCTCCAGGCTTTTCTAGCGTCGACGAATATAATAAAGAAAGCTCAGGAAACCGAGGCGGAACCGCCGGAACCGTAGTAGTTAATGTTAACGCTGGAGTCGTAGGCGGCGAAGACTTAATTACTAACGCCGTTCAGAACGCGCTAAACGAGATAGCTCGACGCGGTTATCTAACTACTTACGCCGGAGCGATTGCCAGCTAATGACCGTTCCTATTCTTAACGCGACTATAAATTTCTCGACCGGCCCCGCTTTCGCTCAGGCCATGATTTTAGATTCCGGAATTCTGGGAACTAATATCCTGGCTGACTCTGCCGCCGTTATCGTAGATGTTTCGAATCAGATTAACGAAATTAAAATTCAGCGAGGAAGGAACGCGCAGTCCGACCAGTTCCAGACGGGAACCCTAAGTCTTAGAATCGTCGACCAGACAGGTGACTTCAATCCGATGAACACGGCGGGGCCATATTATGGCCTTTTAGACCCTATGCGTAAGGTTACGATAACCGCTACTTCTGGAACTACCACTTATCCGTTGTTCGCGGGATATATAACCGGCTATTCGACGACGACGCCGTTAAACGCCGTAGATGTCGTCTATACCACAATCACGGCCGTTGACGCGTTTAGACTCGCACAGATGGCGCAGATTTCTACAGTAGCGGGAGCGAGCGCGGGAGATTTATCCGGAACCCGTATTAACCAGATTCTCGACCAAATTTCCTGGCCTGCGTCTATGCGCGATATAGACGCCGGTTTAACGACTATGCAAAATGATCCGGGGACGGCTCGAACTTCTTTAGCGGCTATGACCACTATTGAACTTAGCGAGTATGGCGCACTATATGTAAACGCTAGCGGCTCTTTCGTGTTTCAGGATAGAAGCGTAACTGCGGGGTCGGTATCCGGAACGGCGGTCGACTTTAACGAAGGCGGCGTTGGAATAGCTTACGCTAACGCTATCTGGGTTTTAAATGATGTTTTAGTCTATAATTCCGCGCAGATAACCCGGACAGGCGGAACGACTCAGTCGGCGATAAATCAGCCTTCAATAGACCTTTATTTCGTCCATTCTTATAACCAGCAAAATATGATGATGGAAACGGACGCGGTCGCTTTAGATTACGCGCGAGCCTATATCGCTAGCCGCGCCGCGACTTCCGTTCGTTGTGACGCCATTACACTCGACTTATACACAGAAAACTACGACGCGGGAGTAATCGCCGCGCTTTCTCTCGATTACTTCGACCCGGTCAGTATTACGACGACCCAGCCGGGAGCCTCTTCATTATCGAAGACTCTCCAGGTTTTCGGGGTAGCGCATTCTATTTCACCGAATTCCTGGAAGACTACCTTCACGACGCTTGAACCTATTATTGACGCGTTCATTTTAAATAACGCGCTCTACGGAATTCTCGACTCGAGTGTTCTATCATATTAACTAGATAAGGAGTAAGACATGGCCGCAGGACTTGGTTTTAAAACATTTACCACCGGGGAGGTGCTAACTGCCGCCGACACCAACGGGTATTTAATGCAGGGCGTTTTGGTATTTGCTTCTTCTGCGGCTCGTTCTGCCGCGATTACTTCGCCGCAAGAAGGTCAATATTCATATTTAAAAGATACAAATTCTACAGAATACTATGACGGTGCCGCCTGGATTGCCGCGCCTATCGGAGATATAACCGGGGTAACGGCAGGAACAGGAATTTCAGGCGGTGGAACTTCCGGCACTGTAACTATTACTAACTCTATGGCTACAGAGATCACAGCTAAGGGAGATTTGATCGCGGGAACAGGTTCCGCGACTTTCGATAACCTTGCAGTTGGCACGAATGGCCAAACTCTCGTGGCGGATAGTACCGCCTCTACTGGCTTGAAATGGGCTACGCCTTCAGGCGGTGGCAAATTGCTTCAGGTAGTGAGTGCAACTACAACAAGTTCATATTCAAACGCGACAACAACTTTTACAGATGTAACAGGATTAACTGCAACAATTACGCCAACATTGGCAACTTCAAAAATCCTTGTTATGATTTCGGCTTCTTGCGCAGTTTCAACTTCATCTGGAATTGGTTATGTTGGGGCAAAATTGTTAAGAGATGCAACCAGTCTTGTTGATTGGAACTCCTATGGATTTATTTTTGCTCCAGCATCAGGAATCTTAGAACAAGTAAGCGTTCAATACTACGATTCACCAGCAACAACATCGGCTACTACATATAAAATGCAGTCAAAAATTGACACGGCAGCAAACTCAATGACTGCAACTTGGCAATATATTAACAAGCCATCTGTCATTACACTTTTAGAGATTGGAGTCTAATTATGTATAAAGACTATTTAGCAGAAGCAATTTGGAAACTACGCCCTGGGGCTGAGTTTTCATTTAATGAGCAAGATTATTCAACAGTTAAGTTTGATGTGCTAGAAGGCGAAGCACCAACACAGGCTGAAATAGACGCTGCTATTGTGCAGGTAAAGGCAGATGAAGTTACTGCTAAGGCAAAGGCTGAAACAGACAAAGCAAGCGCAACGGCAAAACTTGAAGCACTTGGCTTGACTGCTGATGACTTGAAGGCACTTGGGCTATAAGTGGAACACTTGACTAAGATAGTTCCGCCTTATGGAAAGTAGTTACAACGGGTGGCCCGCTTCTAAAGACCAGAACGAAATAGGAGTTAAAGCTTTTCTAGTAGAAGGAACGGCTTTAAAGATTCGCTGCTCGGAAAAAGTCGCGCCGCTTCTTATCGGTTTCGCTTCCGAGTTTAATAAACTTATCGAACCTCTAGACGGTTCTACTTTCGACGATTGGGGTTACTGCTATAGAGATGTTCGCGGAGTAACGGGTAAGTTAAGTAATCATTCTTCCGGCACTGCGATTGACCTCAACGCTACTAAACACCCTCTCGGAAAGGTCGGAACCTTTGAGGCCGCTAAAGTCCCGATGATCCGCGCGCTCGCTAAGAAGTACGGCCTTATCTGGGGCGGAGACTGGACTCGGAAAGATGAAATGCACTTCGAAATCGGTATTAACCCGGCGAAGGTCGTCGCGTTGATTAAGAAGCTAGAAGGAGAAAAATAATGAACGAAAAGGTAAAAGCGGCGGCCTTGTCGTATTTCAGAGCGGCGGCGGCCTCGGTCGCGGCTATTTATATTAGCGGAATAACCGACCCTAAAGTCTTAGCGAACGCTTTTCTCGCGGGACTTATCGGGCCTCTTCTTAAAGCTCTAGACCCTAAAGATTCGTCTATCGGGCTAGGTTCTAAGTAATATGGAGTTCCAGGCATGGGTGGCCGTAATAGTAGGCGTTATGGCCATTCTGTCTGGGCTTTACGCGGCAGTCCGTTTTATCGTTAAAGC